GAGTACTGACCAATCAAGTTATTTGGCACAAAAGGTTCAGTCAGCTCTACCGGCTCTGATTCAACACGCTTTGCTTCGCCATCGATCCACACTGTTTCATCTGATTTTGGATAGACTGTTAAATCGACCGCAAACATGTCTAAAACAGCTTTGAAATCTAAATACATTAGCTTTCCCTCCAATCGATCGCACCATACATTTCGCCCGTATCAATAAGCGTTTTGCTATGACCCTTTTTAGCGATCGTTCCCGGAGCGTTTGGAACAAAACCACCAGATGCGATCGTACGTTGGATACTCATGACCATAAACTTACCAAGCCGTTCACCGATATTTTCAGCTGGACCACCTTCAAGAACTTGAGTAACGAATGGAGCGATAAAATTCGCATACCGGGCTTCATTTTCGTAAAGTGCAGTACGCAAAAAAGGACGTGCCGGTATTCCTCGACTCGTCCCATATTCATTCCAAATTGCTTTCTTTTCGTTCATCCCATCAAATAGTCCAGCCTCAATAGTTTTACCATCGATTTTTTTCAGTTCAGCGATCGTCTTATCAAGTCCAAAATCGCCGGTCACACTTCCTGTGATACTAATATCCATAGAAGCGATACATCGTTTCGTTCACGTATTGATCCCGTGCAGAAGGTGTATATGTGAACTTCAAGATTTTACCTGGTTTTAGCTTATTTTGGTCAAGATAATCAATGCTATTGCATCGACGGATCCAAGCATTAGTCACACCATATTTTTCAGCGATCAGCCAGATCTTATCACCCTTTTGAACTTCATACGGTTCTAAAGATTTTGGTGTTGGATAAGGTGGTTGCCAACGTGCAGCTTCCCAACGTTTTGTGACAAGATTGTAAAAACTAACTGGTCCTGGAACTCGCCCATAAAGATCTTTAGGCGATAATTCTTCAGGTGTTGGTTTTGGTTTGACTTCATTTTTAGGCTCTTCTTTTTCGATTTGAGCCGTTTCTTCTGGTGGTGGCACAATTACACTCGGTGCCGTTTCTTCTTCAGCAGACTCAACGATAGGGGCATCTGTGTTGATTTCTGTCGTTTCGATTACTTTTTCTTCTTCACTCATTATTTTTCACCTCACAAAAAACGAATCGAACTAGTATTTGTCTTGAGCGCTCGCTTCAGTCGTAAATACTCAATTAAATAATCATCACTACCACCACGATCAAAATATTTAACAGTCAAGACTGCAGCTGTTTGCTCTTGGATATTTGAATTTTCATTACTTGCTACATGACAAAAATGCGCCGTCAAATACGTCGCACCCATAACGATATTTTTTTCTGTAAAACCATCATCTTCAGCTTGATTCAAAGCGTCATCGATGAAACTGTCCAAAATATTTTCGTCCAATTTATCAACGATCGCTTTTATGTTTGGAAATAAGTTAAGACGGGTCTTGATCGACGTCTTCATCTCTTCTTTCATCGATATAGCCCCCTTCGAGCAATTCTTTCAATCTCAGCTTGGTAGTAGCTCCAGCATATGGTTTGTACGGGTAAGTGTCACCTTCCCAGTAAACATGCTTTTTGCCATTCTCATCAACTGAGTTCAAGTTGCTGTCAGTAAAAGCTTCAGTTACCACGTAAGCCATTAGACTTCACCTGGCTTCTTTCCGGTCGTACCAGTTGTTTTCTTTTGCTTACCGATACGCTTATCTTCATCAACGTTTGTCACTTCGTTATTAACTTCTTTGTTTTCAGGTGCACCAGTCATACCAGCCTTGCCTGTCACATCAGAGAATGTCACCTTGACGACTTTTGTCGGGTCGTAAAGATATGGAGCGTAGTAAGATGTCGCATAGATGTCTGTCCGACGTAGTTTTGGTACACGATCAGGTTCGACCTTGACCCCACGCTTCATCATCAGCTTGATCGCTGGTTTATTGCCACCATCGACTTTGACAAGGTAGGCTTCGTTGGCGTCTAATTTACGCGAACGTACTAATTGCACACCTAAGATATCGCCGTAAACACCTTTAGTCAAAGCATCGCTACCTAATTGTGTACCACGCAACCAATCTTTACCAGCTTTCAAGCGTAATTGTCCCGCCGCTTTTGGCGAAACTAGCAACACGATTCGACTATCATCTTCATCATTGTAGATATCTAATGCGTCTTGAATACCATCAACAGTAGCTGTGACAGAAACATTTTGGGTCGCACCTTTCAGAGTTGCTAAGACATCATTATCGACTTTGTTTGCCATTGCTTTTGCGATCTGTGAAGATAATTCTCCGTAAGGATCACCATATCCCGTAAGTAAAGCTTGGTCAGTGATCGAACCACCCTTACCGATTTCTTTGATCGTTGCTGCTTTAGATCCATAGGGCAAGCTAGACGTTTCGATCGGTTCGCCTTCCTTGACGTCTTGTGCATCTCCGATGTAGTTCCAAGCTGGAAACTCCACTGTCGTCCCTGGACGTCCTTCTAGCGTACTATCAACTGCAGCTAAGCCTGTAAATTTCATTTGTGCTGTCAATTCAGCTGGGATCATATCCGCTAAGACTTGCGGATCCAACATATCTTGACTATAAGTTACTTTATCTGCCATTGCTTAATTCCTCCTAAAATAATTTTTTGACCAAATCCTGATACAATTCCGGTTGCTCTTTTTTAAGTTCTAAGCGTTCTGTGTATGACATGCGTTTGAACTCGTCTAAAGTAGCTATCTTTTGACCACTCCCAGACTGTTTAGGTGCGCCAGTGCTAAAGTCTTGACGTCGAATCTCACGAGCCTTTGATTCAACTAACTCAGCAAATTTATCGATACGCTCAGATGTTTTTTCAGCCGTATCAGCTACTACCAGATCTAAAACATCCTGATCAACTGAGATCCCTTTTTCTTTCAAGATCCCCATTGCTGTTTGTTCCATCTCCTGACGTTGCACCTTAGCACGAAGCTGTTCTAATTCTTCGTCTCGTTTTTGATCTTCATACTTTCGGCGTTGAGTTGCATTCATCTCTTCGAGTTTCTTTGCTTCGTCTTGTTCGGCCTTAACTTTTGACTTGGCTTCTTCAAAGAGTTCTGAACGCAGCTTGTCTTTACTGCGCTTGACACGATCTTTTACGATATGGGCGACTTCACTTTGGGTAAACATCTTTTCTTGTTGCTCAGATGTTTGCTCTTGGGAAGTCTCCTGTACATTTTGTTCTTCTTGATCCAAAGCGGATCCCTCCTTTTTAAAGTCTTGTTTGACTGTTTTGCCTTGCAGCTTTTAACGCCGTCAGCATGTTTTGGGCAAAATAAAAAGACATACCGCATGGAATGCCTTGTTCATATCAACGGTAACCAGTCTCTAGTTTCTTTGGCTACTTTGTAAGCTTTTTGCATTAGTGAATTTTCTTCCAGATATTGGATACCTTGGCTAGTAATGTACCAATTTCTTGGGTGATCGAGTACACTGTTTTTTGGTTGAGTAACATCCATAAACTCAACACCTCTGACGTAACCATCATCAGACAACATTTTCATAGTCTGATAGAACTGCCGATCTGAAATACCTAACATATTTGCGTTTAGACTATCGATACTAGCATCTAAGCCGTTTTCGTAACAATCATTTAAGTATTTCAAGATCTTGCATGCTACTCGAGCATAGGAATTAGACCTCATTTTCATCCCTCCATGTACTAAAAAAGCACCCAGCGACGAGTGCTTAACTTTCGACATAAAATTGTTCTGAGATTGGCAATTCTATTTTGTCTCTGATTTTCAAGAATAATTCTATAATTTCTTTAGGTACATCTTTTGAAAAAGTATAGACAATTTTGTTATCGTTGTCTCTGTCTTTTTTAGTTAGCCAATCAAATATTTTATCATAAAATTCCAAAGTCTCCTTATTTGGTAGAGCCATTATTTCTAACTCTGGTTCCATCTTTTAACACCCCACTCACTAGATTTAAAAGCACTTTATCTTCTAATTTATCACCCAAAACAGCAACCTCTGCTACAATTTCATTTACAGAGCCTTCTTCAAAGTTTCTTTCTGCATTTCGACTGATATACTTATCTAGATACTGCATTTCTTGAGCTTGTACATTCTTTACATAATTCTCAAGTGATTCATCAAGAACTTTCTTAGCTCCCTCGACTGTATTATACATTTTCGGTTTTGACTTGTACAGTGCTTTAGCAGAGTCCCAATGAGATTTGTGAGCTAACTCATGTGTAAGAACATCCTCAACAGTTTTAGCTGCAAAGTATCCTGTATTAAATTCCTTGCTCATCTCTGTTGCATTACCTAATTTATTATTTATATACATTACGTCTTGTATATGATTATACGCCGCAATACCAGGTAATTTTTTAGATGTTACCACTACGATTCTAGGAATGCGTTCATTTTTTCCATCTAAGATTCTCATCACAGTTTGAATAGTATCACGATACTTTTTCGTATCACCTTGAGACCAGATGTCATACTTACTTCCAGATACCTTTTTAGCTTTGAATCTTAGATCTTGATCATTGTACTTTCCGGCATGGAATAATTTTTTCTCAGCCATGAAATCCAAATCATCTTTAGCTATCGGTTTTCTTCGACACCGGCAATTAGGATGCGAACTTTCTGGTACTCTCGGGCTGGCCTCATCACCAACTTTATACGGCCCACTCATCGCAAGGAACGTACACTTCTGACAAGCACCGGGTTCAGTCACCCAATCAAAGTACTTCACATTGTTTATCTTGAATGTCTGCTCAACGATCGCATCTTCCCTTGCAGCCGCTTCAGTCCGAGCTGTTCGTTTAGCCCTTACTGTCGCATCCCTGATGATCTTAGGAATATTATCATCACGCATACTTTGCGCATTTCCCGGATAAAAATGATTTGCGATATCTTCTGCGCGCATTCCTTGCGATACCATGCTATTGATCACATTGCTGATCCGGTTAACAGCTTGATCGTGATCTGTCAATACTCGCTCAGTCCAGGGAACAAAGTCTTTGCCTGTTTTGACTTTAAACTCTGGATCAGCATACTTCTTGACTGGCATTTTAGGAATGTCTAGCCCTTTAGGCGACGTTTGACTCATTGCAGTGTAATAGTCCACTCGGTCTTGTTCTGGCGCTGACAGGTCATCTGGGAGCTTGTCATACTGTTGTTTGAGCAAAAGCATATCTTTTACTGTGACTTTGCCGTATAAATTAGCTGGCACGACTACGCCATCAACAGCATAACGATTGTGCACATCACTGACGATCGCACGTAAAGTGTCGACTGCTTGACTATATACTTCTTCAAGTTCTTTGTCAGTGACCTGGTCACGATCAAGGAGCTGGTCGATCCGCTTTTTGACTTGTTCGACTGTTTGCATTTGCATCACCATCCGTAAAAGCATTTGTCTGCTTCAGCACTTGCATATTTGCTTTCATCTGCTCGTTTTTCTCTCGATCCATTCGTTCTTGTTCCTGACGTGGATCATTAACGATAGAAAGCGTCTTGAGCCACGTTTCACTTGATACCAGGTTCGCTAAGATTTGGGCCGTTTGAGCTTCTGAAAGCGTGTCGTGTGGTAGATCGTATTGGAAATTGATATCAAGGTCTTTCCACGCTTCTCGACTGATGTTTTCGATCAGATCTGACGCAAATACGACTTGATACATATCTTTCAGCGCCTCCGTAAAACCACGAGACTTCAGAGTGGCCAGATTTAACATCGGCTTGTACTTCATTTCGAGTGCCACACCAGTTGAATTGCCAAAGTCTTTGTCGTTCAAGTTAGTTATCATCGAGACTTGATAAAGATTATCAATGACTCGATTGATAAGATTTTCTTGCGTCGTATCAGCGTTAGGCTTGGATAAAAAGTCAACGTCTAGGTTTTCCGGTGTCTCGTTTGGATCATCGCTTTCTCTAGACTTCAGATTGATGATCCGGTAATTGCGTAGGTTTTCGAGATCATCTTCGCTAAGAATCGCGCCTAGCACTTTCATATAAGCGTCAGCGAAGTAATCGACGTCGTTCGCTTTCTCAGACATCGCTTTGTCGATCTCATCGATCAGTGGTAAAACATTCTTGATCACGCTTAAGCGCTCATCGTTTTCTACCGCTTCGATGATCGGGATCATCCCAAACGGGTTAACCACTCGAGATCCGAAACCACTAGTATTGCGACTAGTATCAGATTCCCACTGATAACTTTCAGAGAACACTGTGAGCTTGTAACTAGCAGATGCTCCGATGTGCCCATATCGCACAGCGTATAACGGCTTATGTGCCACTGTGTTGTCATAGATCACGAATGTATCGAGTGGCAAAGCATCAGTAACATAGATCTCGCTATCATGACTGTAGACATAAAAATAAGCTCTACCGTAAATGCAGGACTCTTTCCAAACTCGAGCGATCACGCTATCCATCTTGCGAGAAACATTGAACTTAGATAATGCTTCGTTTCCCAGCTCTTCCGGTAACGTCATTTGAACAGGCTTACCAACAGCAAAGCCGGTGAACGTGTCAACTAATTTCTTGGGATAGTTCAGTACAAGGCGGTTGTCTGGTTTGTTATTTGGTTTTTGCTTAGCTTTCACGATAGCATCGTGATCCGCTTTGTAATATCTGCGCATCTTAGCGTACTCACGAGCAAGTTGCTCATTTTCTAAGATAAAGCGCATGACATCAGCTTGCGTGATCTCCTGTTCGCTGTCGTAATAAAAAACGTTGTCATCACTCACGATGCAACGATCATTCAAATATTTCACTAGATACCCTCCTTGCGTAATTTGATGTTTCTTTGTTTCTTGACGTATAAGACTTTCATTGCAAAATACCGGTCAGCGTCTAAGCAGTGATCGTGTTCTTTGACTACTGCATCTTCACCACGATCAGCAGCTTTCTTGTCCCACATATAAGAGCCAAATTCTTTGAGCGTGTGTTGACTAGCTTCTGTCCATTTCATTTTTCCTAAATTCATTTGCGTCATCATGAAACGAACTCCATCCAAAACATTATTCTCCAGGAGATGGAGACTCTCGACGGCATTATCATTGCGACTACCAATCTTACTTCCAATCTTGACAAAGCGTTCGAACGAAGATTTCTTTACAAAATCCGTTTTGACAAGCCATCTGTCGAATCACGCGCGAAAATCTGGCAGACAATGCTACA